CCGGATCGTCACCTCCACCCCCTCACCCCCTTTCCGCCGCCTGCTGGGCGGCCTGCTGCTGGGACACTGCCACACTCTTGCACCTTGCCCCCGAACCCTGGCCGTGGTAGAATGGCAAGGAGAAGGGAGGTGAGACTATGAATTTCAATGGATTTGAGATAGATGTAGGCTGGGGCATTCACGAGATTGCAATGGAATATGCGCGTCGAGACTTGGACAGGATGCTTGAACAGGGACGTATCTCCGTCGACGAAACAACAGGGTGCTTAAATTGTATGTTTGATACTTATGTATCTTCTGTTCAATACCTGTCTAAAAGAGCCGCAGGCCTGGAACTTACGGAAGATTAGCCTCTAGCACCTCCTGCTCAATTCTTCTTTTTACGGCGTTGAGCAAATAGAGGGCTTGTCCCGCTGTTAGGCCATCGTCCTTGCATTGCTGGTACAGTGCAAGGACTTTTTTTGTGTAGTCTACTGCGTTGCCAGATTCATAGCGGGTATATTTCTCCACCCCCTCACCCCCTTTCCGCCGCCTGCTGGGCGGCCTGTTGTTGGGACATTGCCACACTCTTGCACCTTGCCTCTAAACCGTGATAAAATAGCCCGGAGAAAGGAGGCCTTATAATGTCCCTGGATACATTTGATTTTCCTGATTTAAAGGCAGTCCGCAGTGAAAACCCCACACTTTACTATGGTCTTTTGACTTTCATGGAGACTTTGCCGGGCGGTCCCTGGTGCTACAAAGAGGGATACGACCCATCTCCAAACGGGGAACGCTATGCGTTCATTCTCAAAAACCTATTTCACCCAGATCAGTTGCTTTCAGTCTGTGCGGAGAAAAACAATGGAGACTTTTCATTTTCTGTCAACGCAGGCCCGGAGCATTGACCAGTCGTGCGGGCCTTGATGTATTCCAGCCATCGTGCCTCACTCCAGACCGGGGCTGTGATGCGTACACCGGCCGCAAATACATACACCCGGGCCGTCTTACCATCCTCATTCACGACCACGGCGATATCGTCATCACCGTGGATCGTGATTTCTTTTATCTTCGTGCCCCCTCACCCCCTTTCCGCCGCCTGCTGGGCGGCCTGCTGCTGGATACGGCCACACTCTTGCACCTTGTCTCTAAACCGTGATAAAATAGCACGGAGAAAGGGGGTGAGATTATGGCTGCAAACGAAACGCATTTCCCCAAAGATAGGTTTGAGGCGTTAGCAATGCTGTATGTTCAGACGCAAAATTTAAGTGGAAAGTCACCTGCTGAAATTCTGCAAATATACAACAGTGCTTATACGGCAATGAAAAAGGAAAATGCATCTCAAGGGTACACACTCTAGACAAACAAGGCTGTTTCAATGATTTCCAACATTGCGCGGGTAAGATCGCATAATTCCGCGTTTGTACAGCTTGGATCCTTGGCCCGTTCAGCGAGCAGTGTCAACTGCTCGCTGAATATTTTTCTCAAGTCCACCCCCTCACCCCCTCTCCGCCGCCGGCTGGGCGGCCTGCTGCTGGGACATTGCCATCACACCCTCAGCGTAGCCAAGGATAAACTCACGTTTTGCGTCGGGCAGGGCAGCAACGGCAGCGGTGATTCTTTTTCCGAGCTGGATATCTTCGGCTGTCATGGTATCACTCCTTTCTTTGACTATGCCCTTATTATAATGGGCTATGTCATAATTGTCAAGAGGATTTTTCATTTTTTCTTGACATAGCCCTATATTCGTGTTATATTGCAAATGCAGGGAGGTGTTTAAATTGGACGAACACATTGGAAGCAGAATTGAGGAACTGCTTAATACACTTAATCTGAAGAAAGTTCACTTTGCTGATCAGCTGAAAATAGATCAGTCATATGTAACTCAATTAACAAACGGAAGAAGAAAACCCAGTGATCGTTTAATTGATACAATTTGCATCCGCTTTAACGTCAACGAAGTCTGGTTGCGTACTGGAAAGGGCGAGATGTTTATTGAAAAAACGACAAGCGAAGAAATTGCGGCTTTTGTCGGCGATGCCCTAACCAGTAGTCCGGATTTTAGGAAGCGTTTTTTATCTGTCCTGTCCCGTATGACGCCAGACGAGTGGCGGATATTAGAGAACAAGGTCCTGGAACTGGCGGGGGAAATAAAAAAAGCCGACCCAGAAGGGCCGGCTGATCCGGGAACTATTGACTGAGGTGCTTAATAAATTGGAGCAGTATACGGAGCTTGATATTATCAAGCTTACTCATATACTCGGTGATTGCCTGAATTAGCTGCTCTCTATCTTGCATCATATGTACAACCCCTCCTCAGTTATTTGTATGGTATATTTTAGAACGTTTGTTTTATTTTGTCAAGGGTAAATTTCACTCTATTAGAAAAAGATGGGAGAGTTGAACATGAATGACGCTGTAGTAAATCCAACGCCTAGAGGCGAATCGTATTTTGATGGAGGACTCTTTCAATACTTGGGTTGGCTATTGCTTGGAATAGTAGTAACAATATTCACGTTAGGAATTTGTTTCCCTTGGGCGTGTTGTATGCTTTACCGCTGGGAAGTAAAGCACACTGTAATCAACGGGCGGCGATTGGAATTCGATGGAACTGCATTTCAACTTTTTGGTAATTGGATAAAATGGTGGCTTCTTACACTTATCACGTTAGGCATATATGGATTTTGGGTCAACATCAAATTGAAAAAATGGATTACGAAACATACAAAATTCAAAATTGATACACCTTTTTCGCCAAATACCACTTCGGTCCCTCCCGCCATTCAACCAATTCCTACTGCTCCAGCTCCGGTACAGCAGAAACAATTTACACTTAAATCAAAGGACTTGGTAACAGCTGATGGAATGTTAGCCTATTGTAAGCACTTTGGGTTTACTGGAGGGGTATCAGAATCGGTTTGCAAGGATTTGTTTAAAAAGGCAGAAGGCGCCGTTGCACCGGACAATGAAGTGGTGATGGCTTTTATTGCGGCATATGATTATGAACACGAAAATGAGAACCCAGAAATGTGCGCGTGTGTTTGTGGTGCAACAAGATTCATTATTGCAACTTCTAATAACATTGACATTATTCCTATTGTAAAAATCAATCTTTTTCTTCTTACTGAAGGAGAGCCACTAAGTATCCTACGTCTATGCTGTCTTGGGAAAGATTTTAAATTAGGGGTTGAACGTGAAAAAGACAAAGAGATAGAAGATTTCTGTCAAAAATCTCTATATGCGTGTAAAGGTGAGTTGGATAATGCCGGTTGCGCTTTCTCTGCAGATATCCCGGATGAAACTAAGTATGGCGATGAAATCTCATATAAATATAATGATGTTGCCTGCACAATCTATGGTGACACCTCCATTTTAGGCATTGGATCAGTTGTATATTTAGATTACGACGGGCATATCAACAACGTTAAGCATGAAGCTATAGCGCAAATCGACAATAAAAAACTCCGAAAAATGGCAAGTGATTACCGAGAGAGAGGAGATACTACAACTACACGCGTATCTGGATTGGATGACAAGTTATACATAAATATTGGATTTTATCGAGACTATAATAACGATGAAGGAGATGAGGACGAATAAAAAAACTCCCCCAGTGCACGAACACCAGAGGCGGCCTTAAAACTTTCCAACGTGAGCAAATCCGCAAGCGTTTGCGGATTTGAAAAAACCGCCCAGGGCGGTACTTGACAATTCCAGATCAGGCGGTTATACTGAACAGTAGAAAGGGCGCTGCCGGTAAGCGGTTGGCCCTAAACTGGATTACGAAGTAACCGCAGGTTGAGGGACCGGGCGGTTACTTCTTTTTATTGGCCTGAATGAACAGGGCAATAATGCCGATGATGACAAGTGTGTACTGAAACAGTTCACCGTATGTGACCACTGGACAGCCCCCCTTTCCGAAGATCAGAGGGCAGAAGCTGCCCTCCGTCGGGAGGGCCAACCGCCTACCGTTACTGGCAGCGCAGATTCAGCTTACCATATTTTTCGACATTTTGCAATAAAAATCCCGCCTCCAGTGCACGAACACTGGAGGCGGAAGAAGGGCAGTAAAATCTTTTGCCGGGATTCATACTGCCCTTCTATTATATCGTATATTTTAGTGATATTCAAGGGGGAATTTACATGGCAAAAGTCAAAAATCCCATTCCGCCCATCCGCCGCGCGGCGCTGTATATCCGCGTATCGACAGAGGAGCAGGCCAAACAGGGCTATTCCCTCCAGGCCCAACGGGACAATCTGGAGGAGTACGCCCGGGCGAATAACTATGCCATCGCCGGGGTGTACGTGGACGAAGGCAAAAGCGCCCGGAAGAAATATACCAACCGGAAAGAATTTATGCGGATGCTGGAGGACGTTAAGGCGGAAAAGATCGACGTTATCCTGTTTATCAAGCTGGACCGCTGGTTCCGCAGCGTGGCCGACTACTATAAAATCCAGGAGATTCTGGACGCCCACAACGTAGCCTGGAAAACCACGCAGGAGCACTATGACACGGAAACCACAAACGGCCGGCTGTACATCAATATCCGGCTCTCGGTGGCGCAGGATGAAAGCGACCGGGACAGCGACCGGATCAAGTTTGTGTTTGAAAACAAGGTGGCCCGGGGAGAAGTGATTTCCGGCTCTCTCCCGCTGGGCTTGCGGATCCAGGACAAGCGCGTGGTTCCGGATCCGGACAATGCGGAAATTGTCCGGGCGTTTTTCCGCACATACCGCGAAAAATCTTCTGTCAATGCCGCAATGGCTTATATCAGGGATATGTATGGGGTCATGCTCTGGGACCGCAGCGCTCGCAAAATGCTGAAAAATACCTTATACAAGGGAGAATACCGTGGGAATACAGCTTACTGTGAGCCGCTGATCCCACCAGAGGAATTTGACGCGGTTCAGAAACTCCTGGAGAGCCGGTCCGTCCGACAGAATGAGAGCGGGCGGGTATATCTCTTTTCCGGTTTGGTGGTTTGCACGGAATGTGGCTTCAAGATGACTGGAAGTTGTGCTGGCACAAAGTGCGGGAAAGAATACCGTTCCTATCGCTGCCGCAATGCGACCATCTATCACAAATGCACGCACAGGAAACAAATGAGTGAGGAAAAGCTGGAGCAATGGCTATTACAGAATATATCCACAGAGCTGGACCGCTGGCAAGCCAGATGGAATATCGATGCAGCCCAGGCGAAGCGTCCGAAGATAGATTGCGCTGCAATACAGCGAAAAATGGACCGGCTCAAAGATTTGTATATCAATGAGCTCATCGATATGGACCAGTACCGGACAGACTGGGCTAAATATTCCGCCCAGCTCCAGGAGGCGCAGGAGACAGAACCGCCCCCAGCGCCAGATTTTCAGGGCTTGCGTGAGCTGCTGCAAGACGGCCTCCCTACGTTCTACCCCTCCTTCACCGCAGTTCAACGCCGCGATATGTGGCATGGAATCATTCAAGAGATACGCCTAGATGGGGAGAATATGCCCCGCGTTAATTTTCGGGAATGATTGTACTAATTTATAGTATCCTATTGGATCAAAGCATTAAGTACAATATATTTTTGTTGCAAATAAAGGTCAAAGCCGGGAGATTTTTCAATCTCCCGGCTTGAATTTGTTCGTGATGAAATAATACTCAGCGGTGCTCCACCACATACATATAGTACGCCCCGACCTTATCCTGCACAGCGTCTTTGTCCTCCAGCCAGGCTTTCGTCCGGTCGATGTAATACTCCATGGTATTCACTCCATGTTTCTTTGCCACGGCAACATCGTCGCTGTAGATGGCGTTAATCACGGCCCAAAACTTGACAGGGTCGCACTTGACGCCGTGCTGCTCCATCTCCTTCTGGATACGCTCAAAGGGCCAGTGGGGCCCCCGGGTGCCATCCTCATTTTCCATGTTGGCGGTCCACTCCTCCGCCATCTCGCGGGTAAGCGTAGGCCTGCCGTATCCGCGGCCGTAGCCTTCGGACAGGCCGGCGCCGCCCATGCGGTCCAGCTCATGCATCCGGCGGTACTCGGCGTCGGAGTGATACTCCCGGACTCCGCCGTGCATGGAGGGGCTCCGCTCCTCCTCATCGCTGACAAAAAATCCAATCCGGTTCATGGGCTGGTATTTCTCCCTCCTTGTTTGGTACTCATAGACAGGGGGCACGTAGGGGGACATGGGATAGCGCATTTGGGTCTGCCATCCACCATCCCACGCACCCATCGGGGCAAAACGCCCGTTATCATAGTGCTCCCGACCATCCTGATCCTTAAACCGGTTTTCGGGCTCATACTCCCTGCGGCGGGATGGGCTGAGCATCTGGGCTTTGATATAATGTCTCATATCACTCCTCCTTAGGTCGTGGGGGCGGGAGGAGCCGCGGGGGCCGTGCCGTTGATGCTGGACAGATTATTGGTGGGACAGGGGCAGGCATTGCCCAAAAGCTTAAAGCTGCCGCCCGTCGCGCTGGTGGCGACCACCATGGCGTAGCGGGTCCGCGTCCGGATAGCGCAGGCGGTGAGCTGGGCGCAGCACCGATTTGTCACCGGATAGGTCTGGGTACCGGTTCCAATGGTAATGACCACCGGCGCGTTGATGGTCGCGGCGTCAGGGATTGCCTGGGCAACAACGATACAGTATTTCTGCCTGTTGTTGTAGCTGCCAGCGGGCAGGTTGATCACCAGATTGCCGCCGGTAAATGTCACGGCCTGGCTGAGCACCAGGCGGGGGCAAAGTTTACATACAGGTTTACAAGACATAAATTTCCCTCCTAAAATCAGGGGCGGCAGGTTTTCCCGCCGCCCCGAAATGGTCACCCGTCAAAGCGGGGATTAGCAGCAGCTGCCGCAGTCTTGATAGCAATTTCTGCCGTTCCCGCCATTGTAACCGTTACAGGGGCCGTTATAGGGAAACGGAGGGTTGACAGGGTAAGAGGGGACCGGACGGGGAGGCTGGAGCTTGGCAACGGCGGAGTTTACCACCGCGTCGATGTAACCGTTCTGGGCGTTCTGACTGGCCTGGAACCGGGCGTCCTGGAGCTCCTGGCGCAGTGCGAAGATGGTTTCATCCTTGCGGGCAGACTCCATGGCGTCCAGACGGGCAATCACCCGGTCCGTGTCGTTGTGGGCGTTCTGGATGATGCTGGCGGTGTTGGTGGCCGCCGCGTACGCGGCGTCGCAGGAGGTGCGCTCAATCAGCCGCTGGGTCTGGCAGCAGCAGTCCTTGCTGTCATAGCCCATCTGGTAGAGCTGCTGCATCAGCGCGGCCTGCTGCTGGCATCGGGCCAGCTCCGCCTGGGAGGCGGTCTGCATCACCGTCATGCCAAGGCCGTTAACAGCGTTGCTCTGGGCGTAAAACCCGTCGCACAGGCCCTGGGTCACGCCGTCCAGCTTGCCGATCACCGTCTGGGTGTCCAGACTGCGCTGCAAAATGGCCTCCACCGGGTACGCGCCGCCGGCGTTTCCGCCGAAGCCGCCGCCCCAGCCGCCATTACCCCAGCCGAAAATCATTGCGAAGGCGATCAGGCCCATCCAGCCGTCGCCCCACATGCCGCCGTTTCCGTTGCAGCGGCCGTTGTCCTGCCCCATTGCGTAAGCCATCAGGGCGTCGTTGCTCTCTGCCATAATAAAATTCTCCTTTTCGGTTTATTCACACCGGGGGCCTGAAACGCCCCCGACTGTGTCAAAGTCAAGAGCGGTTTTTTGTCAGGAACCGGGCGAAACCGAAAAGGAGATCATCTCCTGATATGTAATTTTGATGGTTACATATAACGCTGGAACTGATTCATCAGATCAGCGGGATTCACCCCCGCCTGCTGGAGGGCGTTCTGGGCGGTCTGGTCCATCTGCTGGGGCGTTTTGTTCCCCAGGAAGGGCATAGCCTGCCGGAATTGGGGGTATTTCTGCGCAAGCTGCTGCATCGCCTCCACGGGGCCAAGGCCCTGCTGCTTCAGCCGGAGAATCTCCTGAACCATGGGGGACTGCATGGGGCTTTTCCCCTGCATCATAGCCTGCAGCATCATCTGGGGGATGCTGCCCCCGCCCTGCATGGGATTCATGCCTCCGCCCCCTTTCCGGCCGGCCGCTTCTGGGCCGTTTTCCGGGTCTCCTCCAGCTCCGCCCGCAGGGCGTTCACCTCATCCCGGAGCGCTTCAATTTCCGTCCGGGGGTCATAGGCCGGCGCGGGTACAGGCGCGGGAGCCGGGGCGGGCTGGTTGGACAGCCTGCGGTAAACGCCGAAATCCACGTTGCAATTGGAATCCAGCTGCTTGGTGTAGATCAGGCCGTTGGAGAGGTGGGGCATAAGGGTAATCGCCCCGGTGACGTCGGCGGGGACCAGCAGGGCCTCGTCGTAGGAGGAAACCGGCCGGAACAGCACCTGGGTCTGCGGAGGCTGCGGGGGCGGATTATTCTGCTGCATAGGTCCCTGCTGCTGGGGGCCCTGCATCGGGCCGCCGGGATAAACGCCAGGTCCAGCATACATAGCAAACACGTCCTTTACATTCAATTTGGAGCCGGGAGAGCCTGACGGGCGGGGACGTGCCGCCCCGGCTCCCCCGAAGCGCCTAAGAATAGTATAGCAGAAACGCGGCGATGCTGGGTTTAATTCCAGCATCGCCACGTTGCATTTGGGCATCACTTATGTCAAACTTCATTCCAACCGCCGGGCTGTCTCCTCAACCTTGCCCACAATGTGCTTGATGTGTCTTGACATGGTCGTTCGGGTCCATCCAAGTTCTACCGCGATTTCGATTTGCGGCGTTTTGTCCAGCATATATTCCCTGGCTATCCTTTCGTCCACGGTCCCCAGGTTGGCCTCCTGGATGCAGACCTCAAGCTCTGATCGTAGCAGCTGATCCAGCGTGGCGGGCAGTCTGATCCGTGCTGTTGACATGGGTCACGTCCTTCCCATCCCGTGGTCAGCGGCCGGCGTTGAGGATCATCACCGCCACCTCTTCCCTTGTAGCGAAGCTCTGGGGCCGGGAGCCGTCGGTAATGCCGGCGCTCTTGGCCTGCTGGAGCAGCTCCCCGGCCCAGCCGGAGGCGGGCTTTTCCCCCCGTCTCTCCAGGTAGTTGTCCATCATCTTTTCAAAGTCAGCCTGTGTCACAATATCATCCTCCTCATACGCGGGACGGTACGCCCCGACAATATACTTTTTGTCCCGTTTCCGGCGCATCACGGCCCCGCCGTTGGCCTCATTGGTGGGGGCGGTGTTGCCGTCGATCGTCGTGATGTGCCGCCCGTCCCAGCCCTCACAGATGCCCACGTGCTGGGTGTTTTTCCTGCCGTCAAAATTGAAAAAGATAATATCCCCCGGGAGGTAGTTCCCCCGGACCGCCTGGGCCTTATGAAAGCCCAGCAGGGTGGCGCAGCTGGCGGTTTTCTTCCCGCCGTAGAACAGCTCAGACGCCCCCGCCTCCCGGAAGCACCACCACACAAACACCGCGCACCAGGGATAGGCGCTGCCGGAGACCTCCTGGCCGTAGTACGCCGTGTTGAACTTGCACCGGTTGGAGTTTGGGGGATTTTCTTTGATGCCCAGCTGATCCCGGGCAATATCCAGAATTCTTTCTGCTGTCAACTCATCCCGCCTCCTCCGTAACCTCCACCTGGTCTGCGTCAAACACGGTGGTGGACCGCATGATGGTCACCGCCGTGCCCTGGACCTGCTGCACCACGTCGGACATATCATCCGGACGGGTCAGCTCATGGTGCAGCTTCAGCACCGCCGCCTCAATGGCGGAGTCGATTTCACTTTCCGTAAAGGTGAGGCCCTTCTCACGCAGGAAGGCCACAACGGCCTTTTTCTTCTCCTCCCCCTGGGTGGAGTCCCACAGCTGCTCCGCCGCCGCCACGGCGATCTCCACCCAGCGTAGCAGCTCCTCCCGGTCCTGGGCGGTGGTTTTACGCTTGATCCAGGGGATCACGAAGGCGGTCACCAGCGCCGCCAGCAGGGCAATCACAGCATTGAAAACAGGGGTTAAATCAGTCATTTTTCTTCATCCTTTCGATTTTTGTTTCCATTCAGCACAGTTTTCAGACACATAAGTAACAGCTCCCCGCCGAAAAACGCCAGGATCACCCCCAGCAGGGCGGCGGGGTCGTGGCCCGTGCGGGAGAGAATCCGCATGGCGTACCCGGAGGCGGCGGTGCCGCAGGCCACGCACCACAGCACCATAGCCTTGGCAAACAGGTGGGGCACGGCCCGGAGCCGGACAAACCAGCGCCGGACGGGGATCACCCCCAGAGCCGCCAGGGCGACACACACACCAGCCAGCAGCAGCCCGGCGGCCAGCACAAACGGATTCACGTTTTCACCGCCTCTTCCAAGTCGCTGATCCGGTGGTTGGCCACCCGGATTTTCTCCTCCTGGAGCTCCGTGCGCTCCTCCAGCTTGTACACCCGGTCGATCACCTGGTTATGGACCTCCACCTTTTTCTCCAGTTGCTCCAGCCGGTACTGGGTCAGCTTGGAGGACACCAGAATGCCCCCAAAGGTCCCGGCCCCGGAGCCCAGCAGGCCGATCAGGGCGACAATAATCGCGTCGGTCATTGCGGTCACACCTCCTCCTGCGCTTCGTCGGTGGTTTTGGTGTACTCCGCAATCGCCCAAAACTTACCATTTTTCAAACGAGTAGCAACCCCGCTCCCAGCCCATACCATTATCTTGCTATTATGAATATAGCAAGATATGTTATGCCCCACATCATTTGGCTCAGTGTTCGGAAGCGAATAGATTGCGCCGTTATCTACCCGCTTCGCAAAGCCTTGAAACATTTTGACTTCTGCTTCTGCGGGGAGCTCCAGTATTGCCGACGCCGTCCCCGGGTTTTCTACGGTCGTTTCTATCGACAGCCTATAGAGCGGCTTCCCATCGATCCATGTTCCGATCCGCCGCTCCTCCAAGGAGTAAATATTCGAATTCGTTACAGGAGTTCCAGCCTGAGACCCACCATCTCCAATAATCGGCCCCTCCTGATCCTCTGCGTATTCAGTCCACTCATCTGTAGTTTTTGTCCATTCCAGTGTCAAGGTTACCGGTCTATTTGTCATTGCGGCACGAGCTAGCATCTTCAATGCTCCGAGTTCGGACGCAAAGTAGAATTCTCCACCGTTGCAGTCCGCAGCAATATTTATTCCATTCAACTGCCCCGTTTCCAGTTGCCCACTAGTTGAGATAATAAGGTCGATATGTACTTCCGACTCTGGGACGATTTCAGTCCACGTAACAGCGGCTAGCGGGGAAGTTAAACTGAACGTCCTTCTGTATATAGGTTTAGACTTTCCATCGGCATTGGTATATACGCCGACTTTGCGTTCGTCAAAGGAGATGCTAAACTCGTCGTTGCTGCCAGCGCCCTGCTCCCCGGGCGGGCCTTGGATATTCACCGGTTCTGGATTAGGCAGTCCCTTGTCATTGGACCAGCTCAGAGTGCCATCTTCCGAAACGGACGGGGTAAACGTCGCGCCATCCTCCCCAGGCGCTCCCTGGGATCCTGCTGGACCGGGAGGGCCGGGAACCGGCAGAGCGCCGCCGCCGCCCACATCTGCGACCACCTTGTCTTGATACATAAGCGCCATAGCCGCCGCCTCCTCACAAAATCAAAATCCGGATATGGGTTTCATCCAGCCGGGCCATCACCCGGTACCGGGTGCGCCGGGCGGAGTGCACCGCAATGCCCCCGTCGCCCACGTTGGCCCAGCTGTTTACCAGGCAAGTCCCATCGTCCACGGCCACCAGCTTGCCCAGCAGCCCCACCGCGTCCCACTCCGGGCGCTGGGTGCGGGGGACGTATTTCTGCGTGCCGTTATAGGCGGGGTTCAGCCGCTGGCGATGCTCCACCAGGGCAGGGACCAGCACCGTGCCGTCCTGGTCCAATTCCTCCGGCACCTCCACGTCCTCCCAGAGCGGCCGGCCAAAGATGTCATACAGATACATCCCCTGCCATTGGTCGTCATGTACGTCGCCCACGACGGAGGGGTTGCCGGACACAACGCCCAGTATGTAACCGTCATCCGGGCCCGCCAGACGGATTTTCTCCCCCTCCAGGGTGACAAACCGCCCCGCCCGGTCCGCCGTGTCCGGGTTGCCGTCCAGCCACTCAAACAGCTCCGCGTAGTCCGCGCCGCTGGCGTTCCAGGAGCTTACGCCGTAGGCGGCAGTAGCCGTGATGCGTAACGCGTTAGCTCGTGCAGTGTTAGATGTCCCCTTCCCGATTACAAAGTAATAGCCTAAAGTGTTTTTGTTGTTTACAGGGTCATATTCTACGTTATATCTCCCTATCGCAGTACATGAATTATATTCGGCTGTTGTGTTGGCGCCCCCTGCATGAGAAAAGTGTCCACTTGCCGTTGTTTTGCTACCTTCTGCATGGGCACAACTCCCGCTTGCCGTTGTACCGGCGCCTTCTGCGTGTGTCTGTCCTTCGATGGCGTTTGTCTTGTATCCTTCTGCATGAGCCTGACGTTTACTTGCCGTTGTACCGGCGCCTTCTGCGTGAGCATTAGGCCCGCTTGCTGTTGTTTCTGCGCCTTCCGCATGAGAGTAAATCCCGCTTGCTGTTGTATCGATGCCTTCCGCAACGGAACCTTCTCCAACCAACGTATCTGCCAGTCGCCCCAGTGAAATCGACCCCGTGAACACCGGGCTATCCTTCGGCGCGTAGGCGCTTAAATCCGGAGTCTCCCCGGCGGGGCCAGCAGGGCCAGCGGGGCCCTGTGGGCCGGTATCGCCCTTAGGACCCTGAGGGCCTTGGGGACCGGGCGCCCCGTCTGCGCCATCCGCTCCGGCAGGACCGGGGTCTCCTTTGTCTCCCTTGGGGCCCTGTTCCCCCTGAGGGCCGGGAGCCCCATCCGCTCCAGCGGGCCCCTGGGGACCCATCAGGGCCTCCCGGGGGACCGGCACGGGCTGGCCCTTCTCATTAAAGCCCACCACCTGCTCCGGCGCTCCCGTCAGCACATCCTGCTTCCCGGCCAGCGCCGCCTCCAACTCCCCCTGGGTCACGCCGCCGGATCCGCCGCCCGACGGCGGGTCGTCGAAGATGGCCCAGGCCCTTTTGGGGTCCTGCTTCTCCCCGTCGGACAGGGCGTTGTACGCCGCCCGGGTGATGGGGGTCACCGTTACCCCCTCCGCCTTTTTCTCCAGCTCCGCCTTGACGATGGCGCTCAGGGCGGACAGGCTGTTTTTACCGACATACTCGCTCATACGGCAGCATCCCAAATCTCTTGCACCTTGGTGTTGCTGATCTCCACCATATCCCCGGAGGAGATGGCAATGTAGGCGCTGCCCGTCCAGCGGTAGGAGGTATTGCTGGCCAGGTCCACATAGATTTTCCCGCTCTCGCCGGTCATGAGGTCCACGTGCCCCTCGTCCTCATAAAAAAATCCATCGTGATAGTAGCCCTCGACCACGTCGTCCACGTAGCTGGGCAGATACTCGGAGTTGATTTTCTTGTCCGCGCCCAGGGGTGCCAGCCCATTGGCCTGTCCCTTCTGGGCGGTGATGGCCTGGGAGACGCTCTCCGGCGTAGCGAAATCGCTGGCCGGATGGCCCTCCAGCTTCTGGGCGTTGTCCACCACCCCGTCGTTGTCCGTGTCATAGACGGATTTCAGCATATCGCCGCCCCCGGCGGCCGCGATTTGGTCCGCCAGGATCTTGCCCTGGGCGGCGGACAGGACCTTTTCCGTGTCCGTGCTGGTCAGGTTGTTTACCACGTCCGTTTTGTCCAGCTTGCCCGCCAGAGCGTTTTTAATCAATGTGACCAGATAGGTCAGGGTATTTTCGCCGGAATAACTTTTTGCCATTTTCTTAGCCTCCATTCCAGATTTTCAGCACTTCCAGGTTCGAAATTTCCTCCAGTCCGCTGATGGCCTCAATGGGGTGCTGGTCCTCCGCGTCCCGGTGGGTCAGCAGCCGGTGGTCGGATACGCCTCCGCCGGGGTTGTCCCCGCCGGGCGCGCCCTCCTGGATGGTCCCCAGAAAGGCCCAGCGGGAGGGCAGGACGATTTCCCCGCCCAGACTGCCGCTTACGCTCACCGTCAGAGGCCGGTTCCAGGCGGTCAGCACCCCCGCGGGGATAAAACAGATGTTGTCTGTGTCCAGAAACACCCGGTCCATCCGGTCCCCGGCGGAGAAAAACACTGTCTTGGTCAGTCCCTCCCAGTCGGGAGAAAAGCTGAACTGGACCGGATACACGTTGATGCTCCCGCTGGTCACCGGCTCCTGCTCCCGCACCAGCAGCTGGGTCTTGTCCGCGTACAGCCGAAACATAGCCGCACCCCCTTATTTCAACGCCGCCACTTTGTCCAGCAGCGCATCGATCTCCTCTCCGGAGTATTTGCTGGTGTAGTAGCCCTCCCCCTCGCCCGCCTGGGCCTGGATGGAAAGGGCCTGCACCTGCTCCTCCAGCAGGGCGATCCGCTCCTCCATAGTCATAATGTCACGCTCCTTATACGATTATCTTGCGGCCCAGCTTGTCCAGCATGGTCCGCCCCTGCTTGTCCCGCAACATCCCGCCCCGCACGGGCTTGGGGACGCTGTAGTATACGATCACGCAGCCGTTGGCTCCCCGGCCCCCGTTGCTGCCCCGGCCGCCGGCCGCCTGGCTGCTGGCGTGGTTACAGGTGTAGCCGCTGTCGTTGTATGCCGTGGCCCGGCCCTCTCCGCCGCCGCCTCCGCCGCCGTGGCCGCCGTTGCCACCCGCTCCGGGGGAGGATCCGCTGGAGCCAGCCCCCGGAGACGCGCCCGGTGCGCCGGCGGGCGCCGTGGCATATACATGGAGCGTGTCCCCATAGCCGGTTGTGTAGGCCCGGCCCCGGGCGGTGGACGAAGGGCCGCTCACCCCATAAGCCGCGCCGCCGCCGGGGGAGTAGCCCGCACCGCCGTACCATACGCCGTGGCCGCCGACCTCCTCCAGCTGTGTGCTTTGCGGGCCGCTCAGCCCCCCGCTGGGGGCCGAAAAACGCTGGATGCCGCTCTGGTTGTAGCGGTTATCCTCCGGGAGCGCCGTACCGGAGCCCCGTCCGCCGGCGTATCCTTTGTTCCCGGGCCTGCCGTAATACTGCCCCGTAACGGGGTCCAGAAAGCCCACAGCGATAGGGGAGCCCTTGGACGTATTGTGGGGCCCAAAGGAGGTGTCCCCGCCGTTAGCGCCCGTTCTGGAGGTGTCCGCGCCTCCGCTGCCGCCGGAGCCGCCTGTACCGATGGTGTAGGGAATCACCTGCCCCGGGGTAACGTCCATTGAGACCTGTACCACCCGGCCGCCCTGGCCGCCGTTTCCAGCCGCGCCGCCTTCACCGCCCCAGCCCCAGCCGATATACAGGCCGTACATGGCCGGCTGATTGCCCCAGGCGGGCTCATTGACCGAGTGGGTGCCGCCCTGCTTGCCGGGCTTGCCGTTGCAGCCGGAGGCCCCGCCCTGGCCGCCGGAGATCATCACCACGGTCAGCCGGGTCACCCCGGGGGGGACGGTAAAACTGCCGTTGCTGGTGAGCAGCACCCGCTCGTCGGTATAGCTGGTGCTCTCCATCTGGATGGGGGCGTAGCCCACAATGCTTTTTGTCTCCGCCTTTAGTGTATTGCTTAGGTTGATATCCGCGCTCTCCAGGCAGGCGGTTACCAGAGTGCGGTCAAAGGGGTGGTACATAGATAGCCGGTCCCCGGGCTTTTCCCCGTCGTAGACAATGGGGGCCTGTATGGTCTCCCGCCACTTGTAATAGTTAGCCAGCCGGTCCGCCACCACGTTGGAGTTGAGCAGCCCCACCAGGGTGGCGTCCTTGATGGTCTTGACGTTTTCCGCCGCCCCCGGGTTGATGGCCCGGCTGAGCTCCCGGGTGTTGTGGATGTACGCCTTGCCGGTCAGGGCCCCGGAACCGGTGGACAGCTTGGCGTAGTTGGCCCCGGACTCCAGAATGGAAAATCCCGTGGCGCTCAGGGAGTGCATCGGCTCGTCAAAGGTAATGATGTCCCCCTGCTGGGCGGTGCCCTCAAAGAGGGTCTTTTCCTCCAGCCCCGGGGTATACTGATGCTCTGTCAGCAGTACCTTGCTCACCCGGGCCCCGTAGCCCACGCTGGCGTCGGTGTACATCCGGGAGGACGGCACCCCGCCGGAGATCCCGTCCCACAGCCCCTCAACCCGCAGCGCCCCCTCCAGGTCGCCTTTGACGGCGGCTCCGATGGCAAACAGCACCTGGGCAAAATTGTCCCGGGGCGGGGCAATGGGCAGCCAGCCGTACAGCTTGATAGCCCCCAGCATAGTCTTGACGGTACAGGGCACATCCCTGCAGATGTCCGGGATTACCTCCGCCACGGTCTGCCCGGTGTATACGCCGCCGTAGTGCTTGCCGGTAATCAGCCGCCCGATAGCGGAGGTGGCGGAAAGGCTGTAGAGCCTGGGGGCCACCCGCTGGATGTCCTGTATGTAAAAGATAATGGCTTTTTCGCTTTTTGGGTAATAGTGCAGGGGGGTGTTGCGCACGAAATCCAAAATGTTCTTGTCGTCGCACTCCACTGTAACGTTAAGGGTGTTGGCCTCCAGCCCGGAGTTGGTCAGGGAGGCCACCAAATACAGATTCCCGGCCTTGATCCGGTCGGCGGGAAAGGTCCAGCGGCTATACTCAATGCGGCTTTGCATATGTCCTCCTTACGCCGGCGCCCGCTGGGGGGCGTTGGCCTGAAACTGCACGCTCAGGCCGTGCCACCGGCGCTTTCCGGCCATTTTGCCCCGGCTGGTGTGCTGGGCGCTGTACACCATGGCCTGATAGGTAATGGTCCCCTGGCCGTGGGGCATGACCACGGTATGGGTGGCCACCGGCGCGGTGATGGCGGCGAAGAACGCGTCGTAGTCCCCGGGGTACCGGGGGTCGGGCTCTACGTCCATCTGATGGTCGTAGTAGGTGCCCACCAGGTCCCGCTCATACCGGCCGGAGAGCATATCCCCGGCGTTGGGGCCGTCCGGGAGCCGCGCGGACTCCTGGAGGGTGTCGTATACCACGCGCACACGGTAGTGCACGCCGTCCATTTGGATGCCGGTCATTTAGGTTCCTCCTTCTTGTCCCCTACACGCCCTTGTGATAGAATTAGAGGGAGAAAGGGATGGTAAAGTATGCTTACAGAACAGCAGTATCAGAATTTGGTCAGGTACCGCGATACTTTTTTTAATGCGGCACAGAAACCAGACGATGCTACTGTATATTTTTATAAACTTAAATACATTGAAGTTGAGAGGACAGAATATACGGTGCAGCATGAATGCGAAATTTCTTATTTGAAAACCGCTTGGGTCTTAACGCTGGAGGGAGAAAGGGCGTTAGAAGAGTTTGAGCAGCACGCCAAGGAAATGGCCGAAGATCGCACCATAAAGAAACGCGATCGAAAATTCGATCTTTTGAATACGCTTCTCGGTGCTGTCCTTGGCGCGCTGTTTGCCATACTCGCGGGGTTTATTATGAGCAGGCTCGGATTTTAAATCAGGCGTGTACATCTTACATCTCACTCCAAAACCAGATTTGCCCCCCGCAGGGACTTATAGCCGTCGATGTAGGGCACCAGAAGCCGGCCGACCACCACGCCGTCCAGTACCACGGTCGCCGACAGATTCGCGGGGGCGGAGCTGCGGGCGGTCTCGGGGCCTATGGCGTCCTTGACAGCCTGCATGATGGTGGAGTAGGGCGATACGATTTCCGGCTCCGTCTTGTTGTCGCCGATCACAGCAGTAAAGGGGTGGTTTGGGCGGGCTACGGTGCCCTGGGCCAGATAGGGAAGGGTTTCCTCCATCATGGAACGCATTGCGTAAGCATCTGGAAGCATTCTCACATCAGGGAGCCCAGCGGATGCTTCTGAGACTTGTCCGCTTTCTCCTCCCAACTGTCTGAAGAAGTTTATTACGCTTTTGATTTTACCGCCTAGCCAATCCAGCGCTTCCCCAATTTTTCCAATGAATTCTGCAATGTTGTTGAGCATATCCGCCGCCGCTACTGCCAAGTCAGCTAAAAATGGTCCAAACGTTTCAAGAAATTTTGTTTTCACATTTGAAACAGCCTCACCCACTTTGGCAAGGGAATCATCTAATTTGGCCTGAGCGTCTCGGCTTTCCATGAGAGCCTCATTGTTTTCGTAAAATACCTCTGCCGCATCATCGTAGACATGAAGCAGATTTTCCATAATGAGGCGGGCTCTATCACCTTCATCACTCAAAAGACTGAGACTTTCGTTGAATTCATCTTCACTTTTCCCCACCCAGTTCAGAGCATCAGCCAGTGCGCCTGTCACTTCTCCTGTCTTGGCGGTTTCATTTGCTGCCTCAATCAAGCTCTCAATGGGAAGAGCGTCGCCAAATGTACCGTAGACTCCGGCGGCGATTTCGGTCCATTTTGCCAGGTCCTCTTCGCTGGTGGCTAACTGGGCAAGGAGTTGTCCGGCCTCTGCGGCAGTATCCGTTTCTCCAAGAATTCGATAAAGCCCCCGGTATGTCTCCTGAGCATCGGTGGCACTAAAACCGGCCGTTTCAAAAGCCGTATTAAGCTTCCCCATTGCCTCACGGTATTCCGCCGTTGCTTCATCCAAATTCCAAATATATTGAACCGCATCGCTTAAAGCACTAATCAGTAAGGAGATACCCCCTGAAACTAAATTTGCCGCAGCGGCCTTAGCAATCGTAAAACCGCCTTCAAGACCACCAGCAGAATTCCCCATTTCATCCAGACCGCCAGTAGCATCCTGCGCGGAATTCCCAAGGCCGTCTACTTCCCCCGTTGTGCCCTGTGCAGCATCTTGGATGCTCTCTAACCCATTGGCCGCAACCTGAGCCGCGCTCTCCAGCGCTTTCATTTCTTCATTTAAATCAGCTATAGATTTTTGTGCAGCATTTATAGCGGAAGATGTTAAATCCAACTCAAGGGTATATGCCTTAAATGTATCTGCACTGATTTCTCCAGCGGAAAGCGCATCATACATCCCCTGGGCAGCGTTTTGCAGCTCCTCAAACCGCTTTTGATTGCCTTGCACCACATCGCCAAGAAGCCGCTGCTTTTGTGCCAACAGCTCCACATTACCAGGGTCCATTTTGAGCCCGCGTTCTACATCACGGAGGTCAGACTGCACCTTTTTTAGATTAGCATCGACACCAGCCAATGACTTATCCAGCTTCGTCATATTGCCGTCGATTTCAATGGTAATACCCTTAATTCTATTCGCCACAGTCCATCACCTCACAGCATACGGTCCATATCCTCTTGCGTGGCCAGCTCCGGATAATCCAATCTGTCGTTAAATGCCTCCGCAAACATCTCATTGAGCATACCAATGGTCAGCAGTTCCAGATCCCGCAGCGGGATGCCCAGCTGGCAGGCTCGTAGCATCAGGAGCGGCGTGGTCACATCCCGGTCGATTGATCTCGTTTTTTTTTCGCCGAAACCAGCGTTTCCGTATTACTAACCCACAGCGCCAGCAGTGTCGGGAAAATTTGATAGATGGAAAACGTCCCAAAGCTCTCCAGCCACTCATCCGGATCAGCGGGTACCGCGTCCTTGTCCGCGTGCTTGGCCATAATATAGGCGATATCCTCAAACAAGGTCAATGCCTGGATGGGCAGGGAACCGCCCCCCTGGCCGGTCTGCTCGAGCTCCTTCTGGATGGCCTGGAAGTCCTGCAAAATATCCCGTCGGAACTTGATCCGGTACAGCCGGGGGACGGCGGCGGTTGCCCGGAACCGGACCTCCCGCCCGTCGATGGTTACGGTTGTCTCCATGAATCAAACCTCCTGGGTGGCCGCCGGTTCGGGCGGCAGCCACACGCTCTTGTACCAATCGCCAAACACCTGGTCCGGCGTGGTCTCCGTGGTGCGGGCCCGGACCTTGCCGTCTGCCAGGGCCGTGGCGGTCAGATTCATGGTGTCGGTCTGAGGCGTTTTGGATGCCTCATTCGTCTGAGCGCTTTCTCCAGGCCGGCCTACGGAGCAGTTGTAGAGCACCCGCCGGGACGCCTTTTCGTCACCGGTCACCTCATACAGCAGCGCGAAGGGCTTCGGCTCCGCGAATGCGTTCTCCACCAGCACATGGCTGGTTTCGTCCTCCGTTTCCCCCAGAATATCCTTCCGGAAGCTGTCCGGAATCAGGGCAATTTCCAGCGTTCCGGAATATCCCGTGTTGCCGGTGGTCACGTAGTACGCCACATCGTCGGCGTAAAAGGTATTTGTTTCGCCCTCCGCGTCCAGCGACAGATTCACCGCGCCAGGCAGACGCTTGGGGGTGCCGAAAGACACCTCCCCGTCGTCACTGGTGGTAATGAGGGCGTAGTGGCAATTTTTCAGGCCGAATTTCACTTTATTCGCCATAGTTACACCTCAATTTCATAACTCGTTTGAAACAATCTCAAATCCGGGACATAAACCGTGTCCCGGTCCCAGAAGATTTCCGCCTCCTCCAGAATGCGTTCAATCTTCTGCATATCCGCTTCGCTGCGGTCCACTGTGTACAGCTCCAGGGTGATCTGCTCAACGACGGCGTAAACGATATCGTCCGCGCCGAAATTTTCAGTCCCGTCGAACAGATACAAACCGTAGGGCGGGCGGGGCGGTTTTTCCCAGTGGTTGTGCGCGAAGGGGAGGCCGGTTTTCTTCAGCAGCGCGGCAAGCTCGTTTTGGGTCATGTTCCCGCCTCCTCAATCGCGGCCTGAACCTCCCGCCCCAGCGTGCGCTCCGCCTCCTCATAGGCGGGCTGGATGTGGGGCCGGGCCACTGTGCGGCCCCCGGTGGGCTTTTGGTGCCCCTTCTCAATCACATGGGTAAAGCTCCCCATTTTGCGGTTGTAGATCGTAACAGAGACATTTCTGCCTCCCACGCCGGTTTTCCCCTTCTTCATGGTCCAGCCTTTACGGTATCGCTTGCTTTTGCGGGTAGGGGATTTCTGCCTTACGGTTTTCAAAGCCTTTTCTCCCGTTTTCAAGACGGCCTTGTTAACATTCTCTTGGATTTCGTGGCTGTATTCTTCCAGAATGGAGGATAGCGCATCCGAAAACTCAATCGGTTGTATCGTCATCCCGACATCCCTCCCAAACGCTTCCGTCAGTCTCCTCCAGGGTCAGGCGGGTCACCAGCATTCCGTCCTTGTCCTCCGTCCGGGCGGTCTGCTGGATCAGGTAGTAGGTGCCCCCGATCCAGCAGATATCCCGCACATTGATGCTGTCATCCCGCCATATCTCGATCAGGCGGTCCGCCTGCTGGCTCACCGCCGCCGCCGAATAAAACCGCTGGAGTCCCACGGTCAGCTCCCCAAAGCATTGCTCCGCTTTTTTGACCAGGCGCTCCGGGGTCCCGGGGGTGGTCTCGTCCCGCTCCACCCGGTAAAAGATGGCGTAGCCAGCGTCATGGAGCATAGCCGCCCCTCCCTCCCTGGCTTGCAATCATATCCAGCCGCATCCGCCGCAGGAATTGCGGTTCAGCCTCTCCGTTGACCCGCTTGCGGTACAGCCACGCCGCCGTGGAGATTGCCAGCTGGTCATAGTCCGCGCTGCCGTCCGGCCGCACGCCCTGCCGCTCCAGGCTGCCCTGGGCCGCTTTGAGCAGCTGGAGCAGATAGGCTTCCTCCCCCGGAATGCTGCCGGTGCGCTGTAAGTCCTGCCGCAGCAGGATCAGCATATCGGCGTCCAGCATGGCTTACACCTGCTTGCTGCGGGTCCGGGCGGCGGCGGCCTCCTCCGTCTGGTTGGCCTTATCAGGGGCGAAGGTCATGGACGTGGTGGGGGCCTTTCCCGCGATATTCACGGCCCCGAAGGCCTCCCCGAACACCGGCACACCGTCATAGCGGGCGGTGCCCTTGAATACGGTCTGGTCCTCAATAAAGCGCACGTGCTCGCTCTGGGCCAGCTGCGCCCCGGCCCGCTGGGCCAATAAGTACAGGTCGAAATAACCGAAAATGATATCGCCCACCGGAACGAAATCCAGCGTCACGATGTCGCCGCCCACCACGGGCATGGTGCTGCCCTGGCCGGACACAATGGCCCCCGCCGCGTTTACGCTCATGGCCTGGGCCACCAACTGGGCCTTGGTGGTCTCGTTCATCACCCATGTCAGGCCGCCCCGGGAATAGTTGCTTTTCGCGTTGCCGGAAGCCAGGATCATGGCCTGATACAACTCGATTCCCGTCTTGCCGGTGATGGTCGTAATGTTTTTTTCATGCAGATCCGCCCACGCCGGCGCGTTGGCGTTCCAGTTCTCAGGCTGGGCGGTCTGGGCCAGCCGGGTCATGATGCCGATGGGCATTTTCCGGCCGGTGCCGTACAAAATGGCCTTGTCCACCGCATAGCCGATGGACTGGCCAATTACGTCCATAATCTCAGAGGCCAGATTAAGGTCGCTGTCCTCCAAAGTGGCGTTGCAGATGGCGATAAAGCCGCCCACCTTATAGCCGTCCACTTCGATTTGGTTAAAACCAAATGCGAGCTCGTTGAGGGTGGCGCAGGCCTCCGTCCACACGGCCTCCGGCACGACGCCCATGATATTCTGCCGGGCGGTGCCGGGGACGGGGCGCAGGTTGACCCGGGCAATCAGCTTGCTGTATTTTGTGATATTCTCCCGGATCAGTTCCAGCATCACGTCGGGGATGGTCAGCTCCGCGCCCGTAACGGCCCGGTTCTCCTGGCCAAAGGTCCGTACCCGCTGGAGGAAGGATTTGACCTCCTCCCGGGCCAGGAACGCGTCCCGCTGCTGGCGGTCCAGGCCGAAAAAGCCTCTGCGGTGCATACTCATAATTCCATCATCCTTTCTTTCCCCGCCTGTAGGGGCGGGAGTCCCCTGGGGCTGGGGGATAGACGGGACGGGCTGGGCGGCCTCCTCTGCGGCCAGCTCCTTCTCCAGTTGCTCCACCTCTCCGGCCAGGGCTGTTTTTTCTTCTTCATGGGCCGTTTTCTCGGCCTCAAACTCAGAGACCAGGGTCTCCACCGCCTTCTGGTCCTCTTCGCTCTCCGCCTCTCCGATGGCCTGCTCCAGCTCGGCCTCCCGGGTAGCAAACTGAGCATCTTTGGCCCGCAGGGCCTCCAGGGCGTTCTTTTTTTCATCCAGCTTTTTGCGCAGCAACAGAGCTTTCAACGCCATTATTTCGCACTTCCTTTCAGCTTGTTTTTCATGGTCTCCCGCCACACCTGGGCGGTGCGCCGTCTGATTTCCTCCGCCTGAGCTGTCCGGGCGGCCACAGAGGTCTCCTGATACGCCGGGAAGGTACACACCGACACCTCATAGAGCGTGGAAACCTCCTTGATGGTGAAATGGACGGAGCCGTCATTCCGGAACTCGCTTTCCTCCGCCCCAATGTCAAACCCAAAAGAGCACTGGTCCACGTCGCCCCGCTCCACCCGGTAATACAGATTCATTGCGTCCCCGTCTTTTTGGTTGACCTTGCTGCGGCACCACAGCCCATGACCATCCTCCCGCAACGCCAGCGTTCCGGCCTTGGTCCGGCCCAGGACAAGGGTGGTGTCGTGGTTGGTCAGGGCCCGGATATCCGCGCCCAGACATTTGGAGAAGGCCCCGGGAGCGATGCTCTCCGTGATGCCGGGACAGATCTCATAGATGCTGTTGAACACCGCGAAATAGCCCTCAATGTATAGATCCCCGTTTTCCTCCGCCGCCCGGTACTCGGTGGGGCGGCACACCATAATGCGCCTATCCAGCTTCTTCACCTCCCGTTTGCTTCAATTTCAGCTGGTCCCCGATTTTATTGATTGGGATGTAATTTTCCAGAATCACCAGTTCATCCAGCCCCTCCTTGGGCCCCTGGCCGATCCAGTCCCGGACCTCGTTTCCCGTCATGATGCCCCGGACGTACAGTTCCCCGCCGATGTCGGCCAGGGTATGCACGTCGTAGGCGTACAGGCTCCAGGGGTTCATCCGGAAAAACATCTCCTCGCTGATCAGCAGCTTCCGGGTTAATTCCTGCTCCAACCCCCGAACGATGGGCAGAACCGTGGTGT